TGTTTATTTTTGATTGTTTTTTCTCAGCCTTATATAGGTGCTTGTTCACAGCCATTAACGCCAACCCTGAACTTATTGTAGCATCAAACTTAGTTCTATTAGATATATCGAATTTAGCCCAGTCCTCCAAAGTCCTTGTAAATGACATACTGCCTATCTCGTCAGCGTCTCTATATGTTGCCTCTAAATCAAACCCTATGTGCTTCTCAATGTACGATTCTATTGCTGCTGCGTGAGCTTGTTTTACATCTTCACTACTGTTTGGTATTCCACCTAATTCTCTTTCTGTACTAGACAGTTTATTAAATGTCTTATCAGGTCTGTTCATACAAAATCCTCTGTACCCTCTATTCTTAAAATGATACAATAGCCTTGGCTTATTATTTTCAATAAGTATTGGCATACTATAGAAAACACACGCCATTAAAACTTCCTCAAAAAATATCTCTGCAGTCTGAGGTCTAGCCACATACTCTAAGAAGAACTCATTGCTAGGTGCTTCGTCCATATTAAACATAGTCACGCCATGGAGCGCACCATTAGAGCCTCCTCCGCCTACAGTACCTGATATGTCATAAGAGTCGCATCCAAACGCACCAATATGCTCATTGCCCGGATATTTCATATTATTCCGTGTAATGGTCCTATTCTGTAAGTTTTTATTAGGTGTCCAATTTACATTAAATCGACCCCTTTTGTCAGGAGTAAATATAACCTCACTATCTTGAATGCCATCCTTCCAATGGAAGCTTCCTCTAGTAGTGTGATGTTCTCTTATAAGCCCATCGTTATAATCTATCTGCTGGTATATTTTAGTTAAGTTAAATAAAGACTGCTTGCTCTCATCTCTAAATGCGTGAGATTCTGTTCGAGGAAACTGACGATAAAACTCATTTAACGCATCTGCATCACTTTTAAGAGACTTTACCTCCGCTTCCCAGTAATTTATAGCACCGTTCTTAATAAGCCTGCCATCAACTCCCATTATAGGTGTTTCGGGCTTACTGAATACAGGCATACCGTATCTATCTATAAAGCCCTCCATATTCCATTCCATTGGGATGAAAAGCTTATAGAGACCACTCTTAGTCTGTCCGTTGTCGTTACGATGTAATACGTCAGAGTCTAGGTAAATATCCTTGTAGTTCTGACCACCCTTGCTAAGTGCATTTGAGGTCGAGCCCATCATACACTTACCTATTATCCTACTACCTAATCGTAAACAGGTCTTAGTTACACGCCAGTTGTCCTTTATGTTATTTGGCTTGAGCCATTTAGCTGATTCGTCATGAGCCAAGAATAGTAACTTCTCACCATCATAACTGTTGTCATCTGTGTTCTTCCAATCTATAGATGTATCTAGTCCGTCCACCTCAGTATCGTCAGACTCGTACATATTCTTCTTAGTAATCTTAGATGCAGGTACTCTAAACGCAAGCTCAGTCTTTGGCTTGTCCATACCATCCATAATTGGTCTGAAGAAGAACGGAAGTCTTACGTTAATAGGAACAACCTTGTCCGTAAACATCTTCTTGGCATCTGCTCCTGTCTTAGATAATATTCCAATCCTAGAGTCACGAGCCAATGTGCCTATGTTAACGCATTCTGAGGATGTCATAAATGAGAACCCTGAACGCCTAATCTTTAGGTATATCATCCCAAAGCTTCTATCATCAGCCTTACACGCTTCCCAAAATATCCAATATATTCTATTTGCCTCTCTATAATCAGGGTATCCAACGTCAATAGATGACCATTGCAAGTACATATAATGAGAGCCTGTGATATATGTAGGCTTACCATTATTTGCAAACCAGAACCCTTTCTCTCTTGCATCAAACTCATCTTCTATGTAATCTACCCATTTGTCCTTAAATGCAGATGGCTTATCGTTCCATTGAAATATAGATTGTATCCTTGCAAGCTCCTTAGGTAGCTCTTGTCTCTCCCAATACTGCTGCTCTTTCTTGTCGTGCCTTGCGTAGTAGTTATCTGGAGTCTTAGGAAGACCTATAATAAATCCTTCTATAGACACAACCTCTCCTAACGTACCGTCCTTTGAGATTATAACAAAGTCGTACTTCTCATCGTATCCATATTTCCAAGACTTAGCCTTGTTCTTACTCGTATATACCGCTTTTGGTATATAGTCATTAAGTACTACGTACAGATTATTTTGTAGACCTTCGCTCTGCAAATCCTTGTTTAGTTGCTGTTTTACTTTCTCCTTTTTCTGACTCTTCGATATTCTCTCGCTCTAGCTCTATTCTACTTAATATCTCGAATGCATCGAATATAGCTAACTTTTTAGTTGCCGCTGCGTTCTTTAATCTATCCGCAGATAAATCATCTCCTTCATCGCCTTTTTTGATAATATCCTCCTCCGCAACTTTAATTAACTGCTCAACGGCTCTATGACCTGCTTGTATAATCCTTAGCTTTGTTTCTTTTATTGTCATAGTTTCATTGTTATCTGATGGTCAAATATGCGATACAACTTCTCGTCATCCACAGTAAACTCATACTCGTTCTCCGGGGCAAAACTAATTTTGTCTCCATCATGCACCCCCATAGATTTAAGATACTCGTTAGGATATCTCATTATACCAACCAAGGGCTCTTCCTTAGTATTTTTGAATATAATAGATTCCTCTTTTGGAAGTGGTTTAATAAAACAATATCTATCATGAGCAGCCCACTGGTCATTGTGCTTGTACATAAAAAATTGCTCGTTGTCTACAAAAAACAAATCATCCTTAAAGAAGCTTCTACCACTCCTTTGATTGCCCTTCATGTCATTGTAAAATTTGAATACATTGTGATGTACAAGTAACTGGTCTCCAATTGTAATTGGTCCATTATAGCCAATAGGCAACTCAACAACCTCAGCATATCTATTAGCGAACTTATGGTCCTCTTCTGATGTGCTTACTACAAATTCAATATCTCCTATCGTCCTTGTATTGTCGTATCTCTTACCCTTCAATGGCTTTACTATAAAGTAAAACGGTGATTTCATTAAAAGTTTATGTCGTATTCAATAGAAACAGGGACAGTATCTGAGAACTCTTTCCATAGAAATATCTCATTGCTTAACTGTATCCAAATTTGTATTGAACTATTATTATTATTAAATTTGATTAAATGTATTTTATGCGTGTTACCTAAAACATCTTGCCCTACTAAGTAGTGCATAGCTCCAGACTTATAGTCCGGTCCTATTGATATTTTTCTAATTACTCCCATTAACGAAACTATATGTATTGCAAATATAAAACTTTTATAATTACCTTTGCCGAATGCAATACATGAGATTCTATGTCATAACAATAATCATTTTATCCATAATATGCATTTGTATATTTAAGAGTGTCACTAATAATAAAATAATTGTGACACCAATACCTATAGTTATTACCAATACGGATACTATATACCAAGAAATAGAGCGATTAAAAATAAAATCTGACACAATCAAATTGAAATATGAAACGAAAGTTAATAATTATCACGCTGCTGCTACTAGCGGCAGGATTCAGCTATTCTCAGACCGTATTAATAGATAACAAAACAGGGGACACTTCTGTATGCATATCCATCCCGCAGATGGATAGAATCTATATTGAGCTTCTTCAAAAAGATAGTTTAATGGAACAAGCCATTTTAAGCCGTTCTAAGGAACTTTTACTGTATCAGGTTATAGATAGCTCAAAGAAAGACATAGAGTCGCTACAATCGCTTGTATATACCATTGACGCTGAGAACATGGGTCTACACGTAGATAACGAGAAGCAAAAGACGCAAATTAGGACAAATCGTACTATTTCGTTTATTGCTATCGTAACGCTATTTTTATTTATAGCGTTGTAATGAAAAAATATATAATAATCGGTCTTAGTTGTTTGATAATCGAAATAGCGTCTACTTTTTACATAAGAAGCGTTAGCGAGTATAATGTCGCAGGAATGCTATTTTTTGCCTTTATAGGTCCTTTTTTAGGCTTACCCTTTATAAGTTATATAATTGAAAGCGAAAATCGTTTAGAACGCTTTAAAATGGCTTTAGCGTCTGCCGTTGGTTATGCGATTGGTGCAATGATTGTAGTATACGTAATTGCCTAAAGTGCGGCAAAACGCTCTTTTGATACGTATTTATTTGCTATTATACGTATTTGCATCCTAAAGTGCGGTATAGTGTACTTTTATATGCTGTAATGTAGGATATATGACGCATTAAGGGTATTAATTCGGATAATGTCCGAGTTATGCAACATAATTTGGTTTGGATTTATACTCAGAGTATAAATATATTCCTAAAAGTAAACAAGTGCATGAAGTTTTAGGAAAAATTCATGCAGATTAGCTTCTTAGCTCAAAGTGCATCCAATCGTAGTTCTTTTCTATGCCTAAGCTTATGAACCCATTCTTATAGAAAATATCAATCATCTTTTGATATTCAGGTCTAGCAAACCTTGCAGTCTTTGCAGTTTCTTTTAGCTTGTTTCTTGCTGGGTCTAAATCGACTGCTATTCCCCAAGCGTGTGTTGACCAACTTGTTCCGC